TCAATAGCTATGTCTAATCTTTTTTCTTCAATCACCAATCTTCTTTCAGCTCTATCTTCAGCTGCTTTTTCCGATTTACTCACGGACACAGATATTGAATTATTAATTTCATCTGTGACTAAAGCTAACGCAGCATCTGTATCAAAAGAGTACTCATTTGTATTCATATCATAATACATTGTCTTCTCGTCATCTTTTTTACTTGGGTCTTTAGTAAACGTGTAACCATTTTGAGCTAGTATACTAATCATTTGCGATTGGTCTCCTACAATAGATTCTGCTAATCCATCTAAAGCTCCCTTGGCAGTTTCAGGTGTAACCGTTACACCTTGAATTGTAGTTATTATATTGCCTTTATCATCAGTATATTTTTTTACACCTCTGTTTTTTAAATTTTCAGATATAAGGTTTTTGTAATTATAGGACAGCTTTTCATCTGATGATAAATACCCAAGCTGACTTACATTAACTATTTGATCTGTAGGATTGCCGTCTTCATCTGTCTTTACTAGTATCAACTCATTGGTTCCCGGGTCAACAATAGCAGTTGTGTTTTTAAAATCTAACATATCGGAGGCAATCTGAAGCTGAAACATTGACTCAGCAGATAGTTTTTTATCTGGATCATTAGACCTAGCAAGCTCCATCAACCTACCATAGTTGTCGTTAAAATTTTTAGAATAAAGAAAAAAGTTTTCAGTACTGCTTTTAAGGTTAGCTCTTTTAGTATAATATTCTTGCTCTGATATTTGCCCAGATTTTAATTTGTTAATTAAATCTAATGACGCTGTTGAGGCTTGTCCAGAAAATGAACCAACCACTTTGTTTAGGTCTGTATTGTACCCTTGAGGTTTATTTATTAAGTCTTTCTGTAAGTCATTATATTTTTCTTGAATGTCATCCTTACGTTTCTGACGATCTACCTGGTCAGCTTTAATTCTATCAGTAAAGTTCTGAGTTATTTCAGACCAGTTAATCTGTACTGGGTCATCATCTCTTACGTATCCGTATCCTAATGCCATAATTAATTATTAGTGTATATGTCAAATGGGTTATTTGTCCCATACTTAGTTAGGTTTAATTGAGGTGTCATACCTAAATCCCTGTTCATAATTTGGTCGAAGGTAACATTACTTTTGTTAAAATTACCTGTTAAAATATCATTAGTGCTAGCGCCTAAAGCTGAGGGCGCCGTAACCCCAGCCACCGCATCGACTGGTTTTGCACTTTTAAACAAATCTCCTGACTCTATACCTGCTGCTGCTATCTTAAATAAACCTCCGATACCAGCGTTCATAGCTGAAGCTCTTGCTTGTTGCGCTTGCTGAGCTCTTTGAGACTGACCCTTAGCTTCACCTAAATCTAATTCAACTCTAGCACCCTGCAGTCTTGATTCTTCTTGAGCTGCTATTTGATTCAACGCCTGCATTTCACGGGACATACCTGCTCTTTGTTGTGCTTGCTGAGCTTGCTGCGCCATTAACACACGTCCTGCTGTCGCACCAGCTCCTCTTTGGTCTCCTTCTATACCTGCTTGTAAAGCTGAAGCCCCTGCCTGAGCTAAAGCTTCTCTCTCTAATTCATAAGGTTCTTTTGCTATTGTAAGTCCTTCTAAATAATTTACATCTAATTTAGCTTTAGCCTCATCAAATGCTTTTTGTGCTGCCGCCTCTGCTTGACTCTGTAGTTTTCTTTGTTTACCAGCCTCGGCAAAACTCATTCCAGAACCTATAGCTGCTGCTCCAAGTGTGGCTATTGTAGTAAATCCTGCCATATTATATTTTTTTAATCATTTCGTGTGTATAACTATCTCCCTTTACATATCCTAGGTCTTCGTAAGTTTGAATTAAACCATCGTGTCTTAGCAGAGCGTAGATATATCCACCGTTTTTAGAACATATATTTGTTAATGTGCTTACTAAAAATTTAACTGCCTCGTGTCTCAATGCTTTATCTTCTATTTTATTATCCGATATAATCCAATCTACCCAACTAACCTTTGAGTTTGTAACATAAGTAAATCCTGCACAAACAGGCTTACCATTCATTATTACCATTAATCCGCCTTCTCCATTCTCTGGTAAAAAATCCTTAGCTGGCGCTTGCCAACCCCAATCTTTCCACCATCCTACTAATACATCTTCATAATCAGATGGATTTAATTTTCTTATACTAAACTCCATACTAGTGTAAAGATACTAATTTTTAAGGATAGCTTTTAATAACTTCAGATTCAACTGCAAATAATTCAGTAGCTGTAGTGTTAGCATTTTCAAGTGTTAATATTAAATCGTGTCCTAACATTCCTACATCTTCCGCCTCTGTATTTCTTAATGCCAATATGTATGGTGCTGCTTCACTAATAATTACACTCTCTGTAAAATTTGTGTTAACAAAAATTCTATTTATTCCGCTGGCTATATTGATTTCAACATTAGTTACTTGACCACTAAAACTAATAGTGGTAAAAGCACCTTCAGAGAAATAAATATAATCTCCAATATTCACACTACTAATAGAGACTAAAGGGTTAACAGAAAAATTAAGTGTCAAGATATTTGAATTCTCTGACCACAAATTTGTTTTTCCAATTCCTTGAGCTGATCTATATGCGTATTCACCAGGCAATGCAGGTGTAGTTCCTGTCTTTCTTATGTAAGCAAAGTAAGCTCCTTCTTTTTTCTCAAACCAAGCTGCGTTTATAAAACCTCTTGACTGAATATCGGAGCTCATAGTTGCTGTCCAAGCTGCGTCTGATTCTAAATTAATTGATTTGAAAATTTTATTTTCTAATGGGTTCTGGTTAAAGACTGTAGTTATCTGCGAGTTATGCTGAATACCATAATAGTTATTTCTGGTTTCATTAGTGTTATGTCTATATAAATTTCCTGCACTGAAAGAATATAAATAGTTATTCATTCCTAACATAAAATCTGGATTATAAGAATAAAAAGACGGCCAACCCTTTACTCCTTCGCTATACGTTAAAGTGTAATTAGTTTTAATAGGAGAAGGAATAGGGGGTACTGTGCTTGGCGTTGGAGGTGTAGGCTCTGGTGTAGGCGCAGGTGATGGACCTGGAGCGCTACACTCATCTCCGTTATAAACTAAATTGTCTTGACCACCCATATACCCATGATAATAACATTCATAACTAACAGTGCCATATCCACCGATAACTGTTATAGTTACATCACCCCAATAATATGTGTATGTGTTTCCATCTAACCCTGTTTTAGGACCCACAGCATTTGTTCCAGTATACGTTATAACATTAGTTAAATTAAAATTTTGTATTGCTATTGGATGATTTGCAGGAACGTTTTTTAAAACATACGTGCCTACATTGGTAGCAAAAGGTTGAAAATAAACTCCATTAAACTGATATACATTTACCCCATTTACGGTTCCAAAGCTTACTGTGTTTTCTGCTCCTAAACAAGAAACAGTAGAAGGTGTAGGAGCTGGTGTAGGAGGACTAGGCGGCACAGGCGGCACAGGCGGCACAGGCGGCGTAGGTATAGGGCTTGGATTTTCATCACCACACTCTGTGCTACACGCAATAGAAAAATCATTAAAGTCTCCAAAATCTGAAACTCTTTCAAAATGAACCTGTCCTGGAGTTTGACCATACGCTCCCGTAGTGTCTAAACAAACATCAATTTTTTGATTGGGCTCTAATATAATTGTAGAGTCTTCTTCTCCAACAGACTCTGTACCACAACAACCTATCTCCCATTCACATGGGCCATCTGCATATAATGGACATAAGAGTTCAATGGTTTTACAAGCCATATAAATAAATTATACACAAATTTACAAAAATTTATTGGTGTTAATTTACAAACCCCCATATTCCTGTTTGATGATGCTTAGTAAAACATATACCTGTAGATTGATTAAATAAATTAGCAGGCAATATCTCAACCTGTGATATGTTTTTTTTAACATATTTAGATAAAGCAATAGGTCCAACGGTTTCTCTAACAATAATACCTGGAACTGTTTCTTTTAAATTAGGATAAGAATTAACTTGGTTAAAGTTGTTTATAATATTTTCTCTTGACTCTTTTAAAAATCCTTTCCAAAAATCGCTAGGCGGAGAAATCATTAAACTATTTTGAACAAACTCATCACCTGAACTAGCTCCTATAATATATATTTTATTTTTATTTAATTGATGAACAAAAGGTGAGATAAGCTCTATATCCATATCTGAATAGATTCCTCCTATACTTTCTAAGATTAAAGATCTGACGTAGTCTAATTTAAATATTTTATGTAATCCATTTAAAACTTCATAAAACTCCGGGTCTTTACATTTAATAAATGCATCTATATCTTCATCACTCCATATCTTGATACAACAGCTATGTTTTTGCCAAGACTTTAAACAAACGTTCCATTTATGTGGCCACTTACTTTTGTCACTTGGTGCTAAGAAATGTGTTATCATGCAAATTTATAATGAACATAAAAGTTTCTAAAGTATTTCCCTCCAAAAGGTTCTTTGCGTGCATGCTCACACACAGCTGATTCGTATAGAATCATATCTCCTGGCTGCGCATAAATCTTATACCACTCCCCATCGTGTCCCTGTATATCTAATGGCCAATCATCTGCATACTTTTTGTTTTGACATCCACAGGTCAAGTCTTTGTCAACTATAATAATAGAAGATATGTGATGAGTCTCTACCCTATCCACATGTTCTTTTAAACTAGAACCTTTTTCGTAAGACCTAATACCATAAATAAAACTAGGGTTTAATTTCCTACCGCAAAATTCTTCGTGTATAGGTAAAAGTTCTTCATGCAATATAGTTTTAACTGTAGGTAGATTATCAAAATCTAACAATGAGGTATTGCCAGGAACATAGGTTTCTTTGCCATCAAAATTTTCTTCTGTCGGTTTATCTTTTAACAAACCATAACACTCTTGTATTAAAGACCACATTTTTGGTGGGCATTTAGAAAGCTTAAATCCGTTTTCTGTTAATCTAGGAAGCGCAGATGTTTCTATTTTTGGCATAGATGCTTTTACTATTTTACTTTCCATCATCGGCTTTTCTTTTTTTACCACAGCTTCGCTATAAGGAACTGGTACTAGATTTTTATACTCCTCATATTTATGTGCATCGCCTGCTCCATCCCATTTTTTTTCTCTCCACCAAGATGTAACTATATATTTTTTACCAGACTTAACAGGAACTCCTTCGTGTAAAGTGTCCGTAAGGACTTGGTCTTCATGCATATTTTTCCACCATATTGCTTTTCCCTTTTCGGGTTTTACCATTTTATTTAAATTAGGAAAATTAGTTTCGCCTCCATCAAAATCATCATTAAGATAAACCATCAAAGTATGAGTTCGATTTCCTGAAGCTCTACAATGCATATCGTAAGCAGGACCTGTAAAAAAATCATTGTGTGGTTTAAAGTATTGTCCTTGTTCATAAAGTTGCCCTTGCAACGACTCCCCGTTTTCCCTAGGCAAATTTAAATGTGCGCTTATTTTATCATGCACAGAAGATATTAAGTTATCATTTGTGTTAAGATTGCTAGTGCTTGAAGTTCGGTGGTCAGTTATATCTGATCTGTCTGTCCCTCCTACTACTACAGATGACCTGTTATGGTTGGCATCAATGTGTTTTATTATTTCATCACATTCTAGATGTGATAAGAAGTTTGGTATTTCGTACATTAAATTATATTAAATTAAATTAATATAAATATATAAATTTTACGGACAACCTACACATGATCCAATAAAGGAATTACCACTCCAATATCTTGAATACGAGCCATCGCTTATATATCCTGCATTACCAAAATTAGAACAAGAAATATCTGTTCCGTAATATGCTGTTGCCAAGCATAAAGATGAACTATCAAAGTAAGATGTTTCTGATCTAGTTCCCGCACATGCAGCGTTACCGCTAACGGTGCTTCTTGTAATTCCATTAATAGCAGAACACGCAC